GCCTGGGAATCCTGGCTGCCCCATCTGCCATCCACCTGGCGCACTCGGCCTTCAAGAAGTTCAAGAAGACAGCGGCCCCACTCCCGAATGCCGTGGTCGGTCGGCGCTCCATGCTCATGAAGGCAGTGGGCCAGGCCACATCCTCCCGCCCACCCCCAAAGCCCAAGACGGCCCTCAACCTGCCGAAGCAGACCTCTTCCACTCCGTTCGTGGTCCAGCACGGGGCCAGTCAGTACTGGGGCTGAGATGAGTCCTGAGGACACTCTCTACGCTGGCCTGAAGGCCTTGGAGAAGTTGGTGCCGACGGCTGCAACAGCCGGCAGCCCTGTTGAAGAAGTCGTGCGGGCGAAGGGGGAGCCGGACCCAACGAAGCCTGTGACGCTTCGGAATCTCTTCACGCACCCAGATTCCCATCCGGTGGTGCTGAACTTCGCCATGCTCAAGTCCTTCGGGGAGGACTGGCACAGATGGGAGGCCGAGACCGTCTGGTCAGAGGTGCAGGAGGTCTTCGCGACTCAGATCTCTGAGCTCTGCCGGCACAAGCTGCGGGCCCTTCAGGTCACGCACATCTCGCCTTACGTCTGGTCTCGGTGGCATGTCTTCGAGAAGGTGGCGCATACCTTCAACGGAAACTTCCCGGATTTCAAGTTCCTCCAGAAGCTGTCTCTCGAAGAGCTCTACGCCGCCGTCGACATGCTCGGAACCATCAAGAAGGACCGGGCTTACTCCGACGAGGTGAAGCTCTACATGGCGGGCACAGTGCTGGACGAAGATGTGTTCTTCGTCCCGCCGCCGCTGGATTTCATTCAGCTCGAAGTGGCGCAGCCGCACTACCGCTGCAATGACTGCGGGAACCACGAGCCGGCCCTTTTCCATGATGGCATTTGCTCGAACTGCTCCGGCCGGCTGCACCCGAAGCAGGGGATGTCGCTTCAGCCACAGACGGAGCTTCTGGACAAGGGCAAGGGGCGCAACACAACTCTGCTGGTGTCTTACGACCCAGCGCCAGTAGCCAAGCGGTGGGAGGAGCTGAAGTCCGTCCCCTACGTCGAGTTCTCGCCGAAGATGGATGACATGGCCGACGTGCAGTGCGGCAAGCTCATCCTTGCCCGGGACTATCTCAATATCCGCCGCAAGCAGCTCACCGAACAGCTCACGGCACTAAGGGGCTGGCTGGGGGCGTCATGACGACTCCTTTTCTTATGTTTACGGCATTCTCCTCCGAGTTGGAGAAGATCGCGCTCAATCGCATGGAGCGGGAGATCGCCGCAGGCAACATCCAGCGGACCCAGGTCACGCCGAGGACGCTGGACAGCACTACCGGCGTACGAGCAGTTCTCGGTAAGAAGGTCACCCGTAGCCAGCTCGCGGCCCCGGCCTCCGTCTCGGCGGAGACTTTGGCTAGGCGCCGGGAGATCTCGCAGAAGACCTTCGAGGCCGGTCTGAAGCAGCCACACATCAATCAGACAATGTTGCCTGGGGTGGGTGTAGGGATGGCAGGGAGCGTTGCGCATGTGCCGCCCAACACAGGTGCGATGATACGGACCGCTAACAGTCCGCTGTTCGGGGCGACGCGCTACCTCGCAGGCTCATTCCACCCCTCGGTCGCCGACGCGGTGGCGACTCGGGCTCGTCCAGTGGATAAGACACTCAACAGTGCGTTCCTTGGACACGAGAACTCGGAGCGGCGCCTGGCTACCGCCTCGACTTCTAGCTCTATGGTCACCCCGGTCGCCTCTCATCTCGGCTCCGGCCCCATCTTCGCGGAGCAGATGGCTGCTCGCGGAGACCCAGAAGCACTCGCTCATATTTCTAAGGCGCGTGGCCATCCAGATGACCGACTGCTCATGAAGAGGTACAGAGAGGCAGGCGGTCTTCCGGGCCGCCCTTTGCCGCTGAGCGGGAAGGCGGAAAGGTCCATCGACAAAGGGCTATCAAGGGACGTTCGCAAGCTCTCCCCGTTCGCACGGCAGCAAGCGGTGAAGATCCACGCCACTGGCGGCCGCGTTTCGTACATCCCAAAGGACATGCCCAACCTCCCACAGCTTGGGCTCAACGCAGCCCAAGGTCTCCAAGCTGCAAGAACTGGTGGCAATCTGTCGAAGGTCGTCGAGCCTGGCAAGAAGCTCTTGGGCGGCATTAGGCGCAGCATGAAGTTCGTCCGGACTGGCGTCTGAGGATTACGTGAACCTAGCCTCGCTTGCGAAGACTGCGCATGCACGCAACCTGCGCAAGGTGGCGGCGAAGGATCTGCTGCCTGGCGGCAAGGCGGACAAGATTCCCCCCTCAGCATTTCCGAAGAAGCTCGTCGCCGAGGGGGCCAAGACTGAGAGCGAGCACACTTCGAACAAGACACTCGCCAAGGAGATCACTCGGGACCATCTGACGGAAGACCCTAGCTACTACAAGAAGCTGAAGAAGATGGAGAAGAAGTCCTCAGTCCATCTCTGTAAGGAATGTGGAAAGACGCACCGACCCAAGTGCGACAAGTGCGGCTCGACGCGAGACTTGCGCAGCTACCATGGGCCGTGTGGAAAGTGCGCCTTTGGCAAAGAAGCTCAGCTCGCCTTCTTGGATGAGCTGGAGAAGATCTCTCTCGACATGGGAACGATTGGCGGCCATGCCGCAGCAGCCGCCGGACGATTCGGCCGTAGTGCCACCCGTTTTGCCGAAGGGGTTGGTAAGAACGTCGGCGGTGCGGCAGTCGCCTTCACGACCCCTAAGAAGAGCTTCGCCAAGGGCTGGGACGCCACCTGGCACCCAGAGCGTCTACCAGGCGGGCAGCCCCTCCACCCAGTCTTCAGAGGGCTCATGGGGTATGGCCTCCTCACTGGTCTGCGAGACGTAGCCGTGAAGGAGGACCCGGCCGGCAAGGGCCACAGCCGGGTGCGCCGAGCCCTCAGGTTTGCCGGAGACCAGGCCGGGGGTATCATTTCTGCCCCGTTCGGCCTTTCGGGCGGTATGCTTGGGGCCATGGCCGGAGGCAAGGTTGGGGACTTGGCCGGCGCCGCAGTCGACAAGCTGAGGGGCCACCGGCCCCGCCGACAAGAGAACGTGCATCTTCCGCCCAAGCCACAGGGCCTCCAGGAGTAGTTCATGAGCTACGACTCAGTCTCGCTCGGCGCCTCCGGCACCGCCCGTTTCGCTGGGCAGCGCGGTCGCACCGCCGACGGGACGGCGCGCAGCGGCGTGCGGTATCCGTCGCCCTTCTTCGACATCGCGCACACCTACCTGCCGCCTTCGATGAAGGCGTTGCTCAGGTGGTGCCGGTACTACTACCTCGTCAACCCACTCATCAACACGGTCATCCACAAGATGTCCGAGTACCCGGTAACAGAGATCGTCATCGACGAGTCGAACGCCGCCATTCGCGAGAAGTGGGAGAAGGTCCTCGGCCAGCATCTCCGGTACCGAGCCTTCCAGATCGAGTGCGGTCTCGACTACCACACCTACGGCATTGTGGCCGTCACGGTCCACTTCCCCTTCACGAAGTACCTGGTCTGCAAGAGCTGCGACAAGAAGCACAAGGCGACCAAGATCCAGTACAAGTGGCGCAACCTCGACTACATCATTGCCTGCGACTGCGGGGTCGAAGGCCCGGCCACGGTACTCGACTTCTACGAGCGCGACGTGCGGCGCATTCGGCTCATGCGCTGGAACCCAGAGTACATCAACGTCGACCCAGGTTTCGGCGGGGCTGACCCGGTCTACACCTTTGAGCTGCCGCTCCAGCTCAAGAACGACCTCATCCTCGGCAAGAAGGTCGTGCTCGACACGGTCCCCGACATCTTCGTCGAGGCCATGCGACGCAACAAGTTCATCCGCTTCACCGAAGACAACGTCTTCGTGATGCGGCGTCCCATCATCAGCCAGAAGGACAACGGCTGGGGCATGCCGCTCATCCTTCCGGTCCTCAAGGATACCTTCTACCTCCAGGTCCTCAGGAAGGCGCAGGAGCAGATCGCCCAGGAGCACATCGTCCCTCTCCGCGTGCTCTTCCCGATGGCCGGCTCGGGCACTAGCGATCCGTACACCACCATCGACCTCAACTCCTGGAAGAGCCGCATTGAGGGTGAGATCGCCAAGTGGAAGTACGACAACAACTACATCCCCATCCTCCCGCTGCCGATCGGCAACGAGACCATCGGTGGGGACGGCAAGGCACTTGGCCTTTACCAGGAGATGGACGTCTGGTCGAAGCAGATCGTGGCCGGCATGGGGGTGCCGCAGGAGTTCGTTTACGGCGGGCTCCAGTACTCCGGCTCCAACGTCTCCATGCGAATGCTGGAGAACATGTTCATCGGGTACCGCCAGGACCACGAGAACATGTTGAACAACTTCGTCATTCGCCGCATCGCCAACTTCATGCAGTGGCCGGTCGTTACGGCCCACATGAAGCGGTTCAAGATGGCGGACGACCTCCAGCGGTCGGCATTCTACTTCCAGCTCAACCAGGCCCAGAAGATCTCCGACCAGACGCTGCTCCAGGAGTGCGACTTCGAGCCGGCTGTCGAGGAAGAGAGGAAGCAGAAGGAGATCGACCGCCAGCTCTCGCTCATGCGCAAGCAGCAGCTCGCTCAGGCCGGCATCCAGGGCGAGGTCATGCTCGTCCAGGCGCGTTACAACGCGAAGAGTCAGAAGATGATGATGGAGTCCCAGGCCGAGATGCAGCAGAACCAGCCAGGAGCTGGAGTGGGCGAAGGGGCCCCAGGCGGCGCCGGTGGCCTGGATCAGGCCGCAGGAGGGCAGGACGGTCAGCAGGGAGGCCAGCCAGGACAGCCGGGCATGGCAGGAGAAGGGGCCCCGAGCCAGCCTGGGTCCGCCGGCCTGCCCGGCATGCAGGGTCAGCAGACGCCGGCGTCCGGAGCGCAGGGTGAGATGGTCGACGGGCAGCAGGTCGACCCGTCCATGCCGGAAGGCACCACGGTCTCGCCGCAGAATGCTCAGCAGGCTCCGGGCGAGGGGGTGCCGCTCACAGCGCAGTCCCCACTCCAGATGGGCCAGAAGGGCGGCGGCTACAACCTGCTCTATCTCGCCAAGCGTGCGGCGAACCAGATCCAGAAGATCGAGAAGGAGCAGGGTGCGATGGCCGCCAACATGGAGCTCAATCGAGTCCGCATGGGCAATCCACAGCTCGGAAACCTTGTCCTCCAGATCATTCAGCAGAAGCGTGGTTCTCAGGCCGACCCGCTCAGCGCCATGCAGAGTCCTCAGCCACAGCAGAAGCCTTCCCGGCGTCCGAGCCCTACCGGCGTCTGATGCCTCTGGAGTTCTTCCCATGGGACGGGTCTCTAGACACAGGGGTCCGTATCCTCGATCAGCAGCATCAAGACCTCTTCGAGGAGGTCAACAAGCTGCTGTTGGCCACTGCTAGGCACGAAGGCCACAAGATCGTTGGGAAGTTCTTGGGGTATCTCGGCCAGTACGTGGTGGAGCATTTCGCCACGGAGGCCGACCTCATGGAGAAGACTGGATATCCGGCCATGGAAGAGCACATGGCCGCGCATCTAGCCTTCGCGGAAGAGTACCAAAGGCTCACCGGCACCCTCACCGACTACTCGATGGTGGTGGTCATTCAGGTAGCTAGTCGTGTGAACCACTGGATGCACGAACACATCCCGCAACATGACCAAGCATTGGTGGCTTTCTTGCGAAAGCGGGACGAGGGCTAAGAAGAAGCGGCGAGGGGCCGCTTCTTCTTCTACTTGTCCGACAGGGCTCCGGCAGCGAGCATGTTGGTGCGCAACTGTGACAGCCTCTCACTGGCCGACTTCATCTGGTTGTAGATCTCCCAGAGCTCTGCTGACATCCAAGTGTCGGCCTGGTACTTGAAGCGTACCCTCTCGAAGAGCAACTTCACCGTCTCTGCTGAGACCTCCGTGTACTCCATGTAGTCCAGCATGTCCTCGTCGGTGAGCGGCTCCATCAGCGTGGCGATGTCTGGAGTCCTCACTCTTCACCCTCCCCGTTGAGCTTTTGGTCGCAGTACATGCAGACCTGCTCAGCGTCGTCGCTGGCGCCGCACGGCTCCTTGGTAATCTGGTCGTGTGCGAATTCCGCAGAACAGTCGGAGTGGACGTAGGCTGGTTCCGGGAAGTCCCGGACCGGCACACACTGGAGCTTGCCGCTGGGGGTCACACCGAGCACGAATTCTTGGAGCATAGTGAGCCGCTGCCCGACCGTGATTGGCTGCCCGCAGCTCGCGCATTCCATGAACGGAGCTTGGTCCCTGTTGTAGGGGCCGAAATAGATGACCTCTCCTTCTGCTGAGCGTACCTCCGTTACGGGCGGTTGGTAGTACGGGGGTTGGTAGAGGCTCGTCATGTACGCATCTCCCCGTTCAGAGCTCCTACGAGCTCAGGACATCTCTTCAACACGCAGCCGTAGTGGACGTACCTGATGTTCACCCCATCTTCCATGACCATGAGCTCAGCGGTCCGCTGCCCATAGGCATCGGTGAGGGGAACGAAGGCTCGGATCGAAATGTAGACCTGCCCCCTGCGGATCGCGCTCCCGCAGAGAGCGCAGCTCATGCCTTGAACTTCCAGACGAGACCGGTGACCCCACGGCCGTAGGTGACCGTTCTACCGGTATCCTCGAAGAGGCCGCTCTCCATGGCCCCGCGGATCGTGCCCTGTGAGTACTCGTTCGAACGGACGAAGAATTCGCCCGGCTGGAGCGTGTAGCCCACCCCGTCCTCGAAGTCATCGGAGTCGAGGTTGACGGTCAAGACGGAATACGGCGCCCCGTCTTCGCCGCGCAGGGAGACGGCCACGCGGTCGTTGGAGTCGTAACGAGACTGCCAGATGGAGACCCTCTCACCATCGATCTGGGTCTCACCGATCTTGTGTTCCTCATCCATGCTTTGGTCTCCGAATCACGAGTTGGAGAAAAGAAGACTCCCAGGCGCAGCGTGTACAGCCCTCCAGACCTGGGCGGTCGGGGTCGTAGTCCGGGTCGTCTGGCGTTCGGTCCCCCTTCCGCCCGGCCTGGTAGAAGCCTTGTACGTGACGATCAGTATTGTTGCTGCGGTCTATATCCTCGGTCTCTCGCAAGCACTTGTCGCATTCCCATCCCCAGCCCCAGCCCTGTTGCTGGAGATGGGTCAACCACTCTTGGAGGAAGGAACACTGGCCGCAGTCGTACGGTGAGGAGCACTTACCACGCACGAACTGCCTACGCTGATCTCCGGTCCACTGCTTCCTCGGTAGACCGCTCGGGTCGAACGAGCCTCCATATTTCCAGAAGAGGATCTTGCAGAAGGCGACTCGGACCGGACGGTCCTCCATGTTTACCTCAGCGGTAATACATCGACTCTTGCTGTGCTTGGAGGAGCAGGAAGCCCACCCGCATCAGCAGGTACCCACAGAACGCGACTGCGAAAGACGCGAAGAACAGCCCCATCTACTCGTCCTCCTCCCCCTCTTCATCCTCGACCGGCTCTTCTTCCTCGATTTCCTCCTCGATGAGAGCGCCGTGGACCTCGTCCTCGAATCCAGTGGTCTGCTCGCCGGGACCTGCCATCATCGTCTGGCTCCATTGTTGTGGGTAAAAGAACCGGAAGTCCAAAGCCCCTGGTCCTAGTTCTTATGCCCTCGGAAGTAGCCGTCTTTCGTTGCCAGTTCGTGTCCTACCCCTGTATCCTCATCGTCGTTGCCCAGGCCCGAAGAGCTCCAGTTGCGCGGAGGGAGGGCCGCTCGCATACACGCCGCACGCTCGGCGACTCAGGAGTATCCCTTTGGCCTCTGACGCCAAGATGACTGCTCTCACCGAGAACGTCATCAAGCAGATCTCCGACCAGTTCGCCACCTTCAAGTCCAGGAACCGCTCCCTGGAGCTGAAGCGGATCTGGGCCGAGGACAACCTCGACCCAAACGACCTCGCGTCGCAGGTGCAGGCCAAGGACAACGAGCAGACCTGGGGCATCCCCATCAAGGCGACGGTCCAACTCATGGACACGCTCACCAAGGAACCGGTCGGTAAGCCCTCCACCATCCAGGTGATGAAGCTGCCGAAGATGACCTCTCGCTTCTCTTTCATCGTGGATGGCGGGGAGTACCAGGTCGACCACCTGCTCAAGCTGCGCTCTGGCGTCTATACCAAGGTCCGCCGCAACGGCGACCTGGCGTCGGAGTTCATGCTGCGCAAGGGTGGGCACAAGAACTTCAGTCTGGAGCTCGATCGCAAGAAGTCTCTCATCCAGTTCAAGCCGACGCGCGGCTCCTCTCATATCCCCGTCTACCCGCTCATGAAGGTCATGGGCGTTTCAGATGACGAGATGGAGAGGACCTGGGGCTCGGCTGTCTTCCAAGCCAACCGCATCCAGAGCGACGAAGGGGTCGAGAAGACGCTTCGCAAGTTCTACGAGAAGACGGGCGGCGAGGCGAAGACGCCGACCATGGAAGAGGTACGCAATCACGTCTACACGTACTTCGACGACACCGAGCTGTTGCCAGAGACCACCAAGTTCACCCTTGGCCAGCCTTTCAGCAAGGTGAGTGGCGGCGCCATGCTCGCGGCTGCCCACAAGCTCATCAAGCTGGAGCGCAAGGAAGTCGAGCCGGACGACCGAGACAGCCTGCTCTTCAAGGAAGCTGTTCACGTCGAGGACTTCATTCCCGAGAAGCTCTTCAAGAGCCGTACCCGCATCTTCACCAAGGTCCGCAACACCCTGAGCCACAAGACGTCGCCGTCTGAGATCCTCCAGGGTGGTGAGCTCTTCAACCGGCCCATCAAGGAGTTCTTCACCCAGGGCGGCAACGTCTCCGAGCGCAGTGAGCAGACGAACCCAGTGCAGATGCTCTCGGGCAACTTCAAGACCACGCTCATCGCCAAGGACTTCGGCGGCATGAAGGATGCCGACAAGCTCGGGGACGAGATGCGGATGGTCAACCCGTCCCACTTCGGGTTCCTCGACCCCCTCCACACACCAGAAAGTGAGAGGACAGGCATCACACTCCACCTCGGCTCCGGTGTCCGCAAGGAAGGCAACGAGCTGAAGGCTCCGGTCTACGACCTCAAGCTCGGCAAGCACCGCACTGCGTCAGTGCCTGAGTTCCACATGTCGACGGTGGCACTGCCGGACCAGGTCAACTGGGTCGGAGGCAAGCCGGTGCCCATCGCCGACATGGTGAAGATGAAGATGCCAGGCGGAGATATCGAGAAGCGGCCCTTCAAGGAGGCGACATTCGTCATGCCCACCGCCAAGGGCATGCTCTCCTACGCCTCAAACCTGATCCCGTTCCTGCCGTGCGATCAGGGCAACCGCGCCTCGATGGCGGACAAGCAGATGGAACAGGCCATCTCGCTGAAGCACCGCGAGGCGCCTCTGGTCCAGTCCCTGGTCCACCAGAAGGACCCGACCCACACCTTCGAGAAGATGATCGGGACAGCCTTTGCGGCCCACCGTGCACCGGTGGCCGGGCATGTCACCAAGATCACCGGCGACGCCATCCATGTCCACGACGGCAAGACTGAGCACACGGTCCACATCTACAACAACTTCCCGCTCAACGACCCGACCACGATGATGCACTCGACCCCCACAGTGAAGGTGGGAGACGAGGTGAAGGCCGGCCAGCTCGTGGCAGATTCGAACTTCACGAAGAACGGTACCCTGGCACTCGGGACCAACCTCCGGATCGGCTACCTGCCGTACAAGGGTTACAACTTCGAGGATGGCGTCGTCATCTCCGAAACGGCCGCCCAGAAGATGACGAGTGAGCACCTCCACAAGCTCAGGCTCGACGTCGATCCACAGGAAGACAGAACTTCCAAGGCGACCTGGAAGGCGCACAGCTCCAAGAAGGCCGCAGTGATGACGAAGGAGCAGTGGCACTCCCTCGACGAGGATGGCGTCATCAAGCCAGGCACCAGGGTGATTTCTGGTCAGGTGTTGGCGACCTGCCTTACACCAAACCTGGAGAAGTCGCTGGAGATGGTGAAGAGGTTCGGCTCGAAGTCGGTGAAGCCGTGGAAGGACAAGTCCCTCACCTGGGACGAAGACTACGTCGGCGTGGTCACCAGGGTGGTGAAGAGTCCGAATGGCAAGGCCGTGAAGGTCTTCGTGAAGACCGAAGAGCCGGCCGAAATCGGCGACAAGCTCTCCGGCCGCCACGGCAACAAGGGCATCATCACCAAGATTCTCCCAGATGAGGAGATGCCGTTCACGAAGCACGGAGATGAGAAGCGGCCGCTCGAAGTACTGCTGAACCCGTCAGGCGTTCCCTGCTACGACGAGGAGACCGAGTTCCTCACGACTTGCGGCTGGGTGAAGGCGCCAGAGATCAGCGAGAGCGATGTCTTCGCAACTATCAACCTGGTAACGTTCGACTTGGAGTTCCAGAAGCCGGAGGAGATCTACAAGATCCCCTACAAGGGGAAGATGTATCGGATCGAGAACCAGCAGCTCGATCTACTCGTCACCCCGAACCACAAGATGCTCACGGCCCCTCGTTGTGATGCGTCTCGCGGCTCACCGGACATCGACGATGAGAGCTTCCGTAGGTCATTCACCCTGGAACAGGCTGAGAACATCGCAGGACAGGCTCGTCGCTACCTGAAGACTGCCCGCTGGAAGGGCGAAGATCCGAAGTTCTTCCACATTGAGGCTGGAGAGAAGGCGGTGACCGGGCAGCCGATGTTCGGCTTCAACTTCTACTCCAAGGACTGGGCTGAGTTCATGGGGTGGTTCCTCTCTGAGGGAAGCACCTACGAGACGAGTGGCTACCGTTACGTCACCGAGATCTCCCAAGACAAGAACGCGAACCCGGAGAAGTACGCCAGGATTGCTGTCCTTCTGGATCGGATGGGCGTCCGGCACTCCCAGGCGCCGAACGGCTTCCAGATCTTCCACAAGGGCCTTTATGAGCATCTGAAGCCTTTGGGTAAGTGTCACGAGAAGTACGTCTCGCGCGACATCCTCGATCTGCCGCCGACTCATCTCAAGATCCTGCTAGACGCCTATCTTGCCGGCGACGGCTACGAGTACGTCTGCGAGGAGACCGGACACTTCGGAACGTTGCGAGTGACGACCGTATCGAAGGCGCTCGCTGACGGCCTCCAGGAGATTGCCGTCAAGCTGGGGATGACGGCGAACGTGAAGGAGGAGCAGGGCGTAGAGCGACTCGCGAAGTACAAGAACGGCAAGTGCTACTTGCTCAACCTGAGTGGTCGCTGTGTCGCTCCGTGGGCGAACTGGTCCGAGACAACGAAGCTCAACCAGATCGAGGAGTGGGTGCCTTACGATGGAACCGTCTACTGCGCAACGGTTCCGAACGCGACGCTCTTCGTGCGTCGCAACGGCAAACCGGTGTGGAGTGGGAACACTCGAATGAATGTGGGTCAGGTGCTGGAGACGGCTGCGGCCAAGATCGCCGAGAAGACAGGCCAGACCTACGTTGTCAACAACTTCGCCGGCTCGGGGCACAACTACCGGAACCAGGTCATCAACGACCTGAAGAAGCATGGACTCACAGATGAGGAGCTGGTCTACGACCCCTCCGATACCCGCAGGGCGCTTGGTTCGGTTCTCGTCGGCCCCCAGCACATCTTGAAGCTGAAGCACCAGGTCGAGAAGAAGCTCGTCGTCCGTGGAGGCGGCTCGGACCTCAATGAGCGGCCGTATGGCTACGATCCTGACCACCAGCCAGTGCGTGGTGGGGCGCATGGTGGGCAGGGCTTTGGCGCCCTGGAGCTCTACTCGCTCCTCGGCCACAATGCCCGCGCCAACTTGCGGGAGATGACCTCCTACAAGGCCGACCAGCAGAATGAGGACTTCTGGAGGATGATCCAGGAGGGCCATGAGCCCAGGGCCCCACAGGTCTCCTTCGCGTACACCAAGTTCGAGGGTCTGCTGAAGGGCCTCGGGGTCGATGTGCAGAAGAGTGGCTCTTCGATCCGCATGATCCCGATGTCCGACGCTGAAGTGAAGAAGCTCGGCGGCCGGAATGAGCTCCAGAATCCTGGCCTTGTCGTCTCTAAGACCATGAAGCCGGAGAAGGGTGGCCTTTTCGATCCGTTGCTGACTGGCGTGAACGGTGACCGGTGGAGCTACTTCACTCTTTCAGAGCCTCTCCCCAACCCGCTCTTCGTCGGCGACAAGCAGAACAAGGGACCCATTCCCGCTCTCCTCTCCCTGAAGCACGGCGACGTCTCAGTCGAAGATATCGACGCCATCGTCACCGGGAAGAAGATGCTCAACGGCAAGGTCGGCGGCATCGCCATCCGAGATGCCTTGAGGGACATCAACGTCGACGCCTCGATCAAGGAGATTCGAGAGGAACTCCTCTCGAAGAGGGGAAACAAGAAGGACCAGGCCAACCGGACCCTGAAGTATCTGCTGGCTCTGAAGGAGCAAGGTAAGTCCCCTGCGGACTCCTACGTCCTTAGTCACGTGCCGGTGCTACCGCCGATGTACCGGCCGCTCACGGCCACCAACTACGGCGACGTGGCCAAGAGCCCACTCAACGATCTGTACCGCAACATGATGGTTGTGAACGAGAAGCTGAAGGCCATGCCGGTTGAGAAGTTCGGGCACGAGCCTACTGCCGACCTGCGGTCCAACATCTGGAACTCCTTCAAGGCACTCCAGGCAGTCGGCGACTACAAGCCAGTCTACGACCCGGACTCCCACGAGGAGAGGCAGCTTTCTGGCATCGTTGACATCATCGGCTCAGGAGGCGCCGAGGGGCAGCCGAAGGAAGGCTACTTCCAGGCCAAGCTGGTGAAGAGGAAGCAAGACCTCTCCATTCGGTCTACCATCGTGCCGGAGCCCAGCCTTCATATCGACGAAGTCGGGCTGCCGAAGCATGCAGCCATGGAGCTCTACAAGCCTTTCGTCATCGCGCATATGCACACCAAGTTCGGCTACCGGCCGGACGAGGCTCTCAGCCACATGCAGCGGTACACGGACCAGGCCTCCAAGGCTCTGGACGATGTGATGAAGGACCGTCCACTGCTCCTGAAGCGTGACCCGGCCCTGCACAAGTTCTCGGTCATGGCGTTTCGCCCCAAGGCAGTCGAGGGCAAGGCCATCAAGATCCACCCGCTCGTCACCGGCGGCTTCAACGCCGACTTCGACGGCGACCAGATGTTGGGCAGCGTATTCGTGTACCTGTCTGAGGACATTGTCTCAGACCTCAAGTCCTGCAATACTTCAGTCAGCGTTGAAGGGTACCTCTGGTGGTACCTACGTCGTGCTGGAGGAGACATGGCTGCACGCCTTCGAGAGAAGGTCGGCATCGCCGTCGGTGGTGAGTTCTTCCTCGTGAACTTGGAGGACTTCCCTCACGAGGGTGAGCCGCAGGTGAAGGACCACATCGAGTTCTTCAAGGTGCCTCCCGGCATCCAGGTGGTCTCCTACGACGAGTCCTATGGCCGGCTGGTGCTGGCGAAGGTCTCCCACTGGTCACGCCACAAGGATCGGAAGGTCGAGATCGTGAACCTCGCCTCCGGTCGGCAGATCATCTCCGACGACGACCCACGGGCCGTCTACGGCGTGAACAGGGACCTTGCCTTCGAGCGAGCCAGGCCCGCTGACGCCATCGGTATGTTCGTCCCCGTGGCGCACACCTTCGACCTCGCAGACGGGAATGGTCCTATCGAGGTCTTCCTTCCAGCAGGAGACCCACGTCTAAAGCCAGTGACTGCTTTGGATGGCCGGCTGGGGCGGCTTCTCGGTACACTCGTCGGAGACGGTTGGGTCGTGACGAACGCCGGCCAGCTCAAGGGACAGGTGGCACTGGCCGCAGCCGAGAACTCGATCCGCGATGGGTTCATCTCCGACCTGCTGGCTGTCTTCGAGGAAGCTCCGACAGTCACTCCATATGAGAGGCTGGGAGGGGACTTCGGTGACGATGTGCGGAGCTGCAAGTACGTCGTCTCCTCCATGGCCTTCTCGAAGTTCGTGGAGCCCCTCATCGGCAAGAAGGCTGATCAGAAGCATCTACCCCCCTTCTTCCTCTCAGCCCCAAAGCCGTTCCGGCTAGGTCTTCTCGCAGGCCTCATCGACACGGATGGTTCCATCTCCGTCTCGAACGCCAAGGCCAAGCCGCAGTGGATGATCTCTTTTGCTACCCGCAGCATCCGACTTGCTCAAGAGTTCGTCTACCTCACGAAGTCTCTTGCCATCAGAGCAACCATCACTCCGTCGAAGACTCCTGGTGGAGAGAAGATGTGGGCGGTGGGGATCTCCATCGTCGACTTCCACAAGCTCCAGGAGCTACCCCTCGCCGACGTCCACAAGAGGACGCTCTTCGCACAGTTCTTCAAGGACGCTCCTCCGGAGCAGAAGAACTCCTACGCGCAGAAGGATGTGATCCCCACCCCGCCCAAGCTGGCAGCCTGGATGCGCCAGCAGATCGGCACGAGCCTCGGCCAGTCTATCTACGTTGTCCTCTCCAACGCTATGGAGCGTGGGTACATGTCCCGCTACACGGCGAGGGAGATCCTGGCATCCATGGCCGGCCGTCTTCCTAGCCACATGGAACGCTGGGCCTGGATGGTCGACAACGATCATGTCTGGTGGGACCGAGTCGTCGACTACGAGGTGACTGAGCAGACAGAGACTGGCTTTGACCTCACCGTCCCTGGCTTCGAGACGTTCATGTCGGTGGACGGCCTCGTGCTGTCGAACACCATGGCGGGCACAGTGCCGATCTCGCGTGAGGCAGTTGAAGAGGCGAAGAAGATGTTCCCCTCCAAGAACCTCTTCTCGCCGACCACCTACGGCGCCATGCACGTGCCCAACCAGGAGTTCATGCTGGGCCTGCACCTCATCTCGAAGTGGGGCAAGGACACCGGCAAGAGCTTCAACACCATCGGCGAGATGAAGAAGGCCCATGGCAAGGGCGAGATCGAGATGACGGACGTGGCCTCCCTGGGCGGGAAGCCGACCACACTCGGCCGAGCTCTCATCGCAGAGGGCCTGCCGCCCAAGCTGGAGTCGCTCCCGAAGATCCTCCGGGACCCGGCCTTCGTCGTCACAAGTGGGACGCTTCGGGAGATGGTGCGTGAGGTGGCCAAGGGCCACGCCGCCCACTTCGACAGCGCCGTGAACCACTTGAAGGACCTCGGCACCGACCAGTCCTTCAAGCAGGGTTTCTCCCTGGGCCTGAAGGATTTCGCTCCCCTGCCGGAGCGGGACAAGATCGTGGCGGAGCACCAGAAGAAGGCGGATCACATCAGCGCCACCGAGAAGGACCACGTCAAGCGGGACGAGAAGCTAGTCGACCTGTGGACCGGGGCCACGGCGCAGATCATGTCGGCCCTGGAGGCCCGGAAGGGCGAGACCAGGCTCTCGACCATGGTCTACTCCGGCGCCCGCGGGAAGAAGGACCAGTACCGGCAGATGGTGGCAGCCCCCATGCTGGTGCAGGACTCCTCCAACCGGACGGTCCCGACCCCAGTGTTGGGGTCCTACGGCGAGGGTTTGGACGTCGGTGACTACTGGCTCTCGCAGCACGGAGCTCGCAAGGGTACCCTTCAGCGGTCCAGTGGTACCCGCGAGCCTGGTGCGATGACCAAGGACATCATCAACAGCACCATCTCCACCCTCATCACCAGCGACGACTGCAAGACGAACCATGGCATCTCCCTCTCGCTGGAGCATCAGGACATCCACGATCGCTACCTGGCATCAGCTTATGGGCAGCACAAGGCCGGCACGCTGCTCACTCCGACGGTGGTCAACGATCTCAAGAAGCTCGTTGGACCGAAGAAAAGTGTCCAGGTCCGGTCCCCTCTCCGTTGTCAGCACGGGGAGGGCATCTGCGCCAAGTGCTTCGGCCTGAATGAGAATGGCAAGCTGCACCCAGTGGGGACGAACATCGGTGTTCTGGCTGGTCAGGCTCTCGGTGAGCCGGCCACCCAGCTCGCCATGGACGCTTTCCACTCCGGCGGCATCGCTGCCGGTCGTGGTGGCAGCTCGGTCTCCAAGATCGAACGCCTGAAGCAGCTCCTTCGCATGCCGAAGACGCTCCGTGGCTCAGCCGTCCTCTCGACGCAGGAGGGAGCCATCCAGGCCATCACGCCCAATGTAGGCCTCGGTGGCCATGACGTGGTCATCGGAGGCATCACTCACCACGTCCGCGAGGGGGAGAAGCACGATGACCTGGCCGTCGGTGGGCTCGTGCGCAGGGGCCAATCGCTATCCAAGGACATCCATCCTGTCCACCCGAAGGAGCTCCTCGGGATCACCAAGGACGTCCGGGAGGTCCAGCGGTACCTGACCGATGAGCTCTACAACAAGCTCTACCAGGGGGAGAACGTCCGCCAGCGGAACGTCGAGCTCGTGGTCAGGTCCCTGACGAACTACACGAAGGTGAAGGACCCCGGTCACTCCCACTGGGAGGTCGGCGACGTCGTCCCGCACTCCATCGTCGAGGAGCACAACCGCGACCTCAAGGGGGCGAACTCGAAGCCGGTCCTCCACGAGCCGATCTTGGAGGGGTCGAACACCATCCCGCGTCTCTCCGAGAACTGGATGGCCCGGCTCAACTACCAGCGCCTGGGAGAGACCATTCAGCGCGCTGCCGGCATGGGCTGGAAGAGCGACCTCCACGGCAGCCACCCCATCCCCGGCATCGCCTACGGTAAGGAGTTCGGGAAGCCCACCTCGGATGTCTCACCCAAGAAGAGCAAGTTCGTGTACTAGTCCATGGCCGCTCCCAAGGCACGCCTCGTACCGTCGTATGTCGAGACCGGCCAGGTCATCGACGTGGACGTCGAGAATTACACTGTCTCTGTGGTGACCCAGTTCACGCAGAAGACTCTGACGGGGTTGGCTTTTGCTACGCCCTATCAGCACTTCTCGAACGGAGAGGGCATCTACTGCATGCCGGAGGTCGGCAGCCTGGTCTGGCTCTGCTTCCCTTCCGATGGCGGCAAGGCATTCGTTCTGGCGTGGGCGCCGGCGCGAGAGGCTGATGAGTCTCTGCGCTCGAACAAGAAAGATCTCAACCCAGGGGACATCTACCTCGGCACGCGGGACGACAATGCCATCGTGCTGCGTCGCGGTGGCGTGGTGCAAATCACCGGTGGTCCGCTGTGCCAGAGACTCTTCATCCCAGTCAACAACACCATCTCGGACTTCTGCGAGAACTACGGCCTCCATACGCTGGGCGGAGACCTGGAGTGGACGGTCGATCGGTCTGAATTCGACGTAGACGGCCACCGAGCCGCACATCTGAGGCTCAAGGCAAGAGAGTTCGCAGACGACGCGGAGCCTATCGCCTACCTGGAAATCGGTTCCCACACGGCAGCCAAGACCACTATCCTGTCTCTCACTATCAAGGAGTCAGGTGAGAAGAGGTCGGCGTCCAAGATCTCACTCTCCTTGGGCAAAGATGGGAGCATGAAGTTCAAGCTGGACGGTGACGTGGACTGGGCCATCGGAGGCAAGCTGAAGCTGAAGGCGTCCAGCATCGAAGTCACCTCCCCGTCCACGAAGATCAGCGGATCTGTCGAAGTCGGAGGATCCGTCGAGGTTGGTACAGGGGCTACTGGGCTCTTCACCAGCTTGGACAACCAGAGGGTTACTGTGGTGAAGGGCATCATCACTCTCATCGTTCCGGCTTAGTAGGCTCGCAACGGCAGTTCAGGAGAAGCGGATGACCACACTGTACAAGGATCAGCTCCCAGCACTCGACCGGGCCATGAAGAAGACGGCCGCGTTCGCGTCCAGACTCTCCGAGCAGCCAGACCAGTGGCCGCAGGAGCTGACGAGCGACCTCTACAAGCAGCTCCCGTTCCTCTCGGACTATGAGGTGAA